GGGGTGCGAATGTGGGCTCCAAAGTCATCAAAGTAAGCATCATACAGCCAAAGTGTATCACCAGAAAATTGGTAATCATCAAAAAGGTCAGGTACCCGAACTGCAGGGCAGTTTCCGGGCAAATGATGATAGAAGAAACGTTGTTCCATACCTCTACAAAAATAAAGTTCGTTTTGGTGCAAACGTAGAGTTGGTGTTTGTGCGATTAGGTTGTGTAAGTCGAGGCCCGAGCGTAGCTATCCAGCCCAGACGATCCCTAGACGTGTAGTGAGTGAACCACGTCCCCAAACCTCATCGCGGTTGGCGATTTCATTGACCATTGAGGTGAGACCTTGATGGTAGGCATGCAGAGCGTCATCACCTGAGTAAAAGCCCGATCGAGGGTCATTACCTTTGGAGTTCATTTTCGATTGCTCCTTCTTTTCAAGTTGAGTTTCCTTGAAATTTAGAGCCTCTATAACCTGTGTGTACTTCGTAGGCCAGCCGCCGCGAGACAAACAAACGTAGAGTTTGTGTTCCGGGAATTGCGAGTCTATATCGAAAGGGGCACTGTGAACCACTTGTGTCATGAGGTTCAAAGCTTCATGCCTTTGAGCCACAATGGAGAAGTTCAAGGACTGACACTTTGAAATACATTGCATCATCTCTCTTATTGGTGTCCAAGAAAGGCTAGCCATGTCTTCAGCATCTTCACTCCAGTGTTGGTAAGGCATATTATTTGTCTGTTTATAGGATCAAAGTCCCTCACAATCAAAAATGGTCTTGATGTGGGGTGAGTCAATACCATTACGGTCATAACCCAAGAATCTAAGGTCGAATTGAATATCCTTCCAACCTTTATTATCGATCCCATAATTTTCGAACATGTATTCGTTCATGAAGTTGATGTCAACTTCAGAGTCATAACCACGATCACCGGCCAAAATGAGACGGTACTTGAGCATTTCCGTAATCTCATTGGCTATACTCAAAGGAACTCTCCAACCAACCAATCCTGTTAAAACGGAATTGACAAAAGGTCCCAAAATGGGGTGACCTCTTAAATAATTCTGTTCGCTAAGGAAGTTCGATTTGAGAACGGCATTTGGGTTGTTCTGTGCCATGTGGGAGGTGCAGTGTGAGCGCGAGAGGATGAATTTGCCTATTTTTGGAAAAGCACGAAAAAGGCCATCTTCACACTTCATAAAATTCATAGACAAGAATGTTGCGTTGTATATGTTCCGTTCAAAAAGTTTAGATTTGAAACCATGGTAACTGTAATACAATGACATCTTAACGATGTCAATTTTACAACGTGAGAGGATCAACAAATCATCACCCAAAATAAAGAGGTGAAAATCAGAAGGTTTTAATCCCATTAAAAGGAGGATCACGTAAGTTACAAAAGCATTTACCATGGAGTTACCTAAGGACGTTGTTTGATCACCAGAGAAACGAGCAAAATCTACGTCAAAAGCGCTATACTTATTGGTTCTGGCCTTTGTACGTGAATGCAAGTTGACATAGTTCCTGATCAGAGAGGCGGGCATACCGGCAGCAGAATAAAAGAGAGCTTCTAAGCCGTAAGCACTTGAACTATGCGTCTTCTCAAATTGCGTGAAATCATTCTCATAGATTTTATCATAGCCTTTCTGGTAAGCTTCATTGAAAATCTTGGAGAGTTCAGAACGATTTATACCGGACGCGATGGTGATTGGCATTTTTGCATCAACAATAAACTTTTTGAATCTTTTATACATGTGGAAAAACCAGGGCCCAAAAAATGCATTGTACACCGGTTGAGCATGTACTATTCCTCGAGGTTTAATTTCGTCTTCCATCGTTTTGTAGAGTTTTTCCCTCTTAATAAAAGCTTTCCAACCAGCATGATCTATTTCTGCTTTATTCAAGACACCGATATCCTCGAGTGCTTTGTTGAGCATCTTGAGTTTAAGACCGGTGAAGCGAGAAATCCAGGAGTCAAACATTGTTGGGGTTATTTCATTGAGAGGTTCGATGACTACCGATTTGACCAATTGAGCAACCGTGTTGAGCGTTTCTGACCACATCTGCTGACTATTGTTTTCATGAGGCATGGGTTCAACCCAGCGCATTTTAATCGCAGCTTCAGTGGAACGGGTCGAACCACTGGTATTGTTTGGCGTGTAACCGTTGATGTTTCCGAGAAGAGGGTAAAGGGGTTTTTCTTTCTCTTCTTTGGTCGAGGGGTCATTCCTATGCAAATACTCGGCTTCGGAACGTTTCATGTTGGAGTCAGTCGAGTAAGTCGGTTGGTGGGTGGAAGGTATCTCATGGTAGTTATTGACAAGCCAAGTTGATTTAATACCATTGATAAATTTCGTGTATATTGGGTAATGATTCCTATTTATAATATAAAGTAGGTAAAGGGGCCCCATTATACCCAGAATGTTTATCATGAGGTAAATCAAAGTGAAAGAGCCATCGGGTTTGTCATCCCGCACCTCTAGAACCTGAGGTTGACCCTTGTGCTTGTTTATAATATCATTCCATTTGGATTCTCCCACAGCTTCTTGTATGTAGTGTAGGATGTTGACCATAACGTTTAAACATATTTTTGGAATTACTAAAATGGCATTCATCAACATTGCCAACTTGTTGCCTCCATAATATGAGTCGATGATTAAGAGAAACTTAATCTGCAAAGAGAAGATTAAGGCGAGGGGATGAGTGAAAGTTTCATACAAATTTTTAAGGTCGAAATTGTATGAAAATTTGTCACGCAAAAGCCTGTTAAGATTAAAAACAGAATAGCGATACCTACCTGTGAGGTTAACTATTAAGTTTGAATCCATATCTGCCGTCTGATAAAAGAAATGAGCGGCATTGGCTTTAACGTTTTCTGAGCCGTACGTCGTGATCAAGGTGGGTTTTTCCCTCAAAATACTTCTGACGACGGTGGCTAAATTGGTGACGTTGCGGTCAATGAACTGAGCCTTTTCTGAGATGTATGACTCTATGACCGGTATCTTCCTGAACTTCCGACCATTAATCGAGAA